TCGGCGGTATCCACGCCCCACGGACCATCTGTTGCTGTCGTCGTGTCTCCAGCGTCGGCCTTGGTCCACGTCCCCTCGCTAACGTGCGAGTAGGCCAGCAGGTTCGTGCGCGAGAGCTCTCCACGGATCCCGCTGAGCGTCGTGCCGTCTGCCAGCCGCCACCGCTCGCAACGCGGCCAGTAGGGGCCCACGCTGTACATCTCGTCCGCGTCGGTGACGGGGTTGTACTTCTGCAGCGTGGCGACGCTGTTGCGGCTCCAGTTGAGCGGGGCGGCGTCGCGGCCGGTGGTGTTGGTCTGCGGGCGCGAGCCGACGAGAGCGCGGAATTCGACCCCGACGTTGGTTGCCTCGGTCGCCTGCACGAACGTGCCGGTCCACATGGCCAGCAGCGCGAGCTGTCCGTCGAACACGGTAGCGCCGGCCGAGTTCGCGAAGACGGTGAACGCGGTTGCGCTGTCCAGCGTCGCCGCGCGGGCGGAGATGTCCACGGCCGCTCCGCTGGCGATGGACTCCAGGTAAATCTGGCAGGTCCCCGAGCGCACCGCGACGATATCTGCGATGTACCAGCAACCAGCCACGAGAGCCGCGCTCACCGTCGTGGCTGCGCCCGTCGCATCCTGGATCGTAAGGTAGAGCCGGTCGCTGGCGTCAACTCCGATCTGGTAGCCCACGGCAGCGTTGCGCTTGGCGAACAGCACCGAGGTTGTGCCGGTCGCGCGGAACACGAGCTTGATCTTGAGCCCGGCCGTGCCGACGTTGCCGTAGGTAGTCCCGCTGTCCTGCCAGTAGCCCACACCGTTGCCGATCACGGCCTCGTCGGTGCCGAGCAGCGGGCAGCCCTGCGCGTAGCTTGCGCCGGCCGCGGCCTCTGCTAGTGTCGTGCCCGTCTCCGCGATGAGGCTGGTGGAGCTGTCTTCGGCCTTGTACCACGCGACGAGGGTGCCGCTGGTCGCGCTGCGTGAGAGGTTCGCGATGCTCGGCATCTCGAGGAGGGTGTCGTAGCCGTTGAAGTCGGGCTGGTCTGCGACCCCGCCGGGGTAGGGGTTGCCCGCGTCGTCCAGGTACGGGTTGCCCGCGCTGTCCTCGAGGCCGGCCACCTGGATGCGCCCGGCGGCAGCGAGGAGCCCTGCTAGGCCGAGGAGTCCACCCACCAGGCGCGGCGCGGCGCAGGCCGCCGCCAGGACCAGCAGGGCGCCCAGGGCCCGCGGCCCGCGGCCGGCGAGGGGGAGGTGGCGCCCGACCCGCTGCAGGTCGGGGCGACGTGGCCTGCCGGGGCAGACCGGCACGGGGGCGGTGCGCTGGCGCATGCGGACTCCTACTGCCTGGCGAGGTCGCCGCAGGCGATGACCCAGGCCAGGGCCGTACCTGAGGCGGTGCGGAAGGCGATGAGGTTGTCGGTGTCGCCCTGCTCCACGATGACGACGCACGACTCGTTTGCGAAGAGCGGCGTGCTCGTGCTTGGCGTGGCTCCCTCAGTCACGAGCACGTCGGTGCCCACCAGGCCTGCGGCGCCCCGCTTCCAATAGCAGCCCGCGTTCGCCTTCAGGATGTACTTGCCCGCGGTCAAGGCCGTGCAGACTGCGCCCGCGGCGTTGTCCACGTAGAGCACCTGCGGCGTGGTCTTGCCGATGGTGCGCTTCGCGAGCAGGAGGTTGAGGTCCTCGATGTTCCTGGTGCTCATGGCATCCGCTCCTGGATGCCACGTCCCCCGACGGGGTGGAGGGCGGGCCCCCCGTCGGGAGGTGGCGATCGCGGGGCTGTGCGGGCCCGTTGACCTTGGTGCCTTGCCCCGGCGCGGCTCAGCGCCGCGTCGCCTCCTGGCCAGAGCTGCTACGTCGTGCCGTCCGAGCCCCAGATGTACTGCGGGAAGCCCGGGGCGATGGCGCCCCACGCGGAGATGCCGAAGTACATCTCGCGCCGCATGAACATCGGCTCGTTGTCCGGCTGGTCCATCGCCTCGAAGCTCCCGCCGTCGGGCGTGTACTGCCAGAGGATGGGCCCCATCGTGTCGGCGTTGGGGCGCTCGGCGAGCAGGCCCCAGTAGGCCGCGAAGGCCGCGCCGAGCGGCAGGGGCAGCGGGATGAGGCGCTTGTAGTGCTTGTTGGTCTCGCCCCCGCCCACGTAGTCGGCGGTCCCGCCGGTCGCCAGCGAGCTGACCACCAGCTGCTTGTCGAGGATGTTCTCGACGGTCGACTGCAGGGCGTCGTGGTACCAGAGGTACTTCGGGCGGATCATCAGCCGGTCGTCGGTGTTGAGGACGTCGTGCTGCGCCACCATGGCCGCGATGGCCGCGTCGAGGGAGGCGTGCGCCAGGGCTGCCGTGCCGAGGTTCGAGCCGGTGGAGTGGCTCGCGGAGATGAGCGGGTAGCCGTCGAAGCAGTTCCCGTAGGTGGTCCCGAGCCTGGCGTCCTCGACGAGCTTGAGCAGCTCGCGGAACTTCAGGAGCTTCAGCTCGTTCGCCAGGTTGTTGATCGCGGGCTTGTAGCCGCGCAGCTTGTCGAAGCGGATGTCGTCCTCGAGAACGATCAGCGTGGCCTCGTAGGGCCGGTGGATGACCTCAAAGCCGTCGGCCGCCAGCTCGACGGCCTGCCGGTCGCCGATCCACTGCCGCATGATGGGCAGCCCCAGGAACCAGCGGTAGAGCGCTTTCCACTCCGGCTCGGGGAACAGCATCAGCATGGTGGCGATGGCCAGGTCAACGTCCGGGTTCCCGCCGGCCGCCTGCATGGACTTCCAGAAGAGCAGCCGGAAAGATTCCGACGCTGCCCTCATCTCTGCTCGGCTCAACATGTCGCGTGCTCCTTGTGGTCATGGCCCGCAGGGGCCGGTTGGCTCCAGCGGGGCTACAGCGCCTCGCAGATGATGACGCCCTTGACGTCGGCGGTGGTGGTGGACGTGTCGGTCAGGGTCACGTCCGTGTCGGTGGCGGCCTTCATCGTGGCGGTGGTCAGCACCTGGGCAGTCTTCAGCTCGCCGTGGGTCGCCGAGCCGGTGATGGTCGCCACGAAAGTCGTGGTCCCGTCGCTCAGGGTCGCGGTGAGAACGTCGGTGCCGCCCGGCGCCGTCTCGGCGTCGAGGAACATCGACAGGCAGATGTAGCGGCGCGGCAGCTCGCGGTCCTCGAACCCCTTGGTGTTGTTCAGGGTGGCGCCGTTGACGCTGAAGGGCATTTGGAACTGCCGGTTGGCCCGCTGCCCCACGATGGGCAGGCGCACGAACTTGATCTCGCAGCTGATCGCGGAGATGTAGCGGTTGAGGATGCCGCAGAGGATGGTGCCCGGGGTCACGGTGACCGTGTTGCTGGTCGCCGAGTGCCAGACCTCCTTGCCCGCGTCGGTGACCGCCAGGCCCGCGGCGATGACGGTGGCCAGGCCCTCGCGCTGCACCGCCACGTCGATGGCGCCATCGGCGCCCGCGTTGACGCCGCCCTCCAGGGCAAGGCCCCAGAAGCTGACGGCGGTGGCGTCGGCGGCGGCGACCAGGTAGCCGTCCGCGTCGAGGCAGACCAGCGTGTTGACCACGATGGTCTTGGAGGCGGCCACGCCCACCATCTCGATGTTCGCGTCGTCCTCGGCCCCCAGCTCGAGGTGGGTGGCCTCCCCGATGTCGACCCAGCCCCAGGACGCCGTGTCGATGTCCATCAGGTAGCCTGCGAAGACGTTGGTCGGGGTGGTGGTGATGGTCTTGTCGTCGCTGACGTAGACCTTCTTGCCGATGTCGGTGATGGCCAGGCCGCTCGCCGCGAAGCGGAAGCAGCCCTTGCGTTTGATGGCTGCGTAGAAGTACGGGGTCGAGGACCCGCTCACGATGGTGGCGGTCCCGTTGCGCTTGTCGCCCTTGCTCACCCCGGCGAGCTTCAGGCCGGCGGTGTCGGCCGCGGGCACGGCAAGACCGCTCGCGTTGCGGCAGACCATGGTGCCCGAGTAGATGGTCTTGGATGCCGCGAGGCGGAGCTCGATCTCCTGCCCCTCGGGCATGTACTTGGTGTTGGTGTCGGCTGCAGCTGCGGTCATGAGCGTTGCTCCTTCGAGGCCCGAGGCCTGGGTGGAAGGCCCCGCGGGCCTACAGGTTGAACTTCCCGCCGCTCGCCTTGGCGGCCTTCACGTCGTCGTCGGTCAGGCCCAGGCTGGCGCGGTACTTCGCGCCCAGCGCGGCGACCTCGGGGTCTCCATCCTCACCTGCCGTCGTCCGGCCGGACGCTCCCACCAGGGCGAGAGGCCCGACCACGGGGCTCACCGAGCCCGCCGGGACCGTCGCCATGTAGGCCGAGAAGCCCGCGGGGTCACGCTGCGCCCAGGTCATGCACGCCTTGTGGTTCTCGGTCGCGTCGGCCTGCACCTTGCCCTGGCGCTGGCACGCGGACACGATCTCTGCCGCGGTGCGCTGGGCCTGCTGGGCCTGCAGGGTCTGCACCTGCACGCGCAGGGCGGCCATCTCGTCGGGCGGGGCCGCGGTCGCGGCCACCTTCGCGGCGCGGGCGGCCACCACGATGTCCCCGTCGGGCTCCACGCCCAGGGCCTCGCGCACGCTCGCGATGATGGCGTCGGTCAGGTCGCGGGCCGCCAGAGCTTCCATGACCTGCTCGGCGGTCGCCTTCTCGGGGTCCAGCTTGAGCGCCACGCAGAGCGCCTTGAACTGCTCGGGGTTCATCGGGTCATCCTCCTGGTGGTGGGTCAAGGCGGCCCTGAGCGAGTTGAGTCGCACCTCGGGCAGCTCGTGCAGAAAGGGTACGTTCGTCAAGGCCACGGACATGAGCCGCGCCCCGGCCATCTTGCCGCTCTTGCGGTCGCGTGAGTTGAACACGATGGTCGGAGAGAGGTAGCGGTACTCGCTCGCCCGGATGTAGTCGGCCGCGCGCTGGGTCCAGGCGATGCGTGCCCAGAGGGTCTGCTGCTGATCGACGGCGCGGCGTTCAAGCGCCTTGATCCAGCCGGCTGCCGGCGCCTGGCTGTCGCCGAAGACGCTGGCGTGCTCGTAGTCGACCACGGTGTCGATGGGGCTCGACTCGAAGCCCTGCACCATCTGGTCGAACATGGCGCCGTCGAGCTTGAACGAGCCCATCCAGTGCCCGTCCCACTTCCCCTCGACCGCCACCATCTGCCAGGCCATGTTGGTCTCGGGCCCTTCGCCCCACTCGGCCGCCGCGATCAGCAGGCCGTCCAGGACGCGATGCTCTCCCCGGGGCCTGCCGTCCATCGCGAGGATTCGACCTGTGCTCATGTGGTACAGGGTCGGTCAGCGGGCGGGGCGTTGTCAAGTCCCCTTGCGCGGCAGGACCTTGGTTGGCAGGTCGAGGGGCCCGGGGAAGTCGGCCGGGGAAGTCGCGAAGCCGTCATCTGGCTCGACACCCGGCGGGCCGGTCTCGACGTCCCCAGGCTCCACATCAGAGCTGGACAGCGGCGAAATTGAACAGCGGCAGCGGTTCCCGCTGGGCGGATACCACTTCGCCCAAACTGGATCGTCGTGGGCGTAGATCTTACCGTCCATCTCGCGGTGGGTCGGCCGCACCCGCCCGTCACCAACGGTGCTGTATTGCCAGAAGGGGCGGGCTCGGCGCATCGAGGAAGACGACATCTGCTTCCACCGGCCGTGCTGGTAGGCGCCGTTGACGTTGTTGGAGAAGACCGTCTCGAGGTGCGCTTTTGTCGGCGCGTCGTCGCCGAGTTTCTTTCGCAGTTCGCGGACGAACTTCGCCCGGGACGTCCCCTCCTCGATGGCCTTGGTCAGCGCGTCGGCGACAACGGAGAGTTGGTGGTCATGCTGCAGATGGGCGACGGAGAATGCGCGCTGCTTCATCCCGTCGCTGAGATCCTTGAACTCATCCGGCTTCATCAGATTGCGGGCCCGCTTCTTGAAGTGCTCGATGGCATCCTTGGGCGGGAGCTTCGTCCAGTCCCTGAGGGTGTGGCCCTCGTAGCGGATCGCCACCTCGAGGCGCCCGAACAGATCGGCCAGGAGCATTTCCAGGGCGGTGACGGCAGCAAACGCCTTGCGCTCGGGCCAGGGCACCTTGGGCAACTCGTCGAGCGCCCGCTGCATCGTGCGCGCCGAGATGTGGCGGGAGATGCGATCGTTGAGGGACTGGGCCAGCGGGAGGGTGCGCGTCAGGGCTCGTCGTTCAAGATCATCGACACGACCCAGTCCTCCAGACTTTTTTTTTCCGCGGCGGAGCGGAGGGCGAAGCGCACGGCAAGTTCAGCCGCGTCGCGAGCGTTGGCCGGCTCGCCCTCTTCATCTTCGTCCTCAACCTCCTCGGGCGCAGGGCCGGATGAGGCGAACTGCGGCGGGGGGGCGGGGGCCGGCTTGGCGGGCAACACGGGCTCGCCCTCCTCGGGCTCTGGCACCCCGTAGGTTTCGACCACGTAGCTGATGGGGATCGCCTTGCCCATGCGGTGCAGGCGCTCGTCCACCTGGGACCGCAGGTCGAGGTCCTGCTCGTCCTCCCAGAGGAACGCGACGGCGGGCACCGGGAACTGCGGGCCGAGATTGGCGTTGACCATCACGTGCAGCAGTTGCTGGCGGATGGTGTTCGCAAGGCGAGCGCCGTCCAGCCGCGCCTGGGCGCCCTCATCGAGCTGGTAGGCCTCGACTGCCGACCGGGCCCCCTTCTCGCCCTGGGTGACCGCCATCGTGCTGCCAACCAGGGCGATGGAGATCTGCTCGTTGCAGTAGCGGATGAAGTCGGGGTGCGGCGCCGCGCTGCTGAGCCCCTTCGTCTCGAGCAGCTCGATAGAGCCGCTGTCGGGCAGGATGCAGGCGTGGTCCTTGCCGAGGTTCAGCACGGCCTGCCAGAGGGCGTTGCGATCTGCCTCACCCATACCCGGCCCATACTTGCCCATGCGGGGCGGCACGCCGAGGCGCTCCAGGAAAATCGACCAGTCGGACATCCCGAACCGCTTGAAGAGCCAGTACCAGCAGACGGTGCGGAAGAGAGCCGCACGGGCGAGAGGTTGGGTGAAGGCCTTCTGTTGGTGGACGATCCACGTCCCCACGGGGAAGGTCCGGAGGTCCACGCCGTCGGTGATGTGCTCGTCGGTCACCAGCCGGATCGCATCGCGGTCATCGTCGAAGGCCTGCGTCGGGTCACCGAGCTGAAAATTCACCTGGGGCCACGAGATGAAGCGCCGGGGCCTGTAGAGCCCGCCCTCGAGGTCCCACACCACCTGCGAGGCAGAGAACGCCTTGCCGATGGCGTCGGTCAGGTCGAAGATGGCATCGTTCAGCTCGGGCACCCCGCCGATGCCGTCCTTGCCCAGGAGCAGCTCGTTGCACATCTCCGCGGCAGCCTCGGCCTGGGGGGTGTCGTTGGCCGGGGTTATGATCAGCGGGCGCTCGAGCACCGCATGCCGGCGCTTCGAGTAGAGTCTCGACACCTGCGGGTCGCGCTCGACCTCCTCGAAAACCTCGTACTGCCGCTGGGTGTCGCCCGCGTCCGCCGCCTTGAGGGCGTCGCCCAGGCGCTCCGGAGTCGCCCGCCGCGCGTAGGTGTCGATGGAGTAGTCGTCGCGGCGCCCCGACTGGAATTTCTTGGAGACGTACTGGATCCACTTCGCATCGGGCGCATCGGGCGCATCGGGCACCCAGCCGCTGAGGGCGCGCCAGGCGGCGCCGAGCCGGTCACGCATGGTCATCAGTGGAGGCCTCTCACGCTGCCCATCGTACCACGATAACCGCCCCGGTAGTCCAGCCCTCCCGACCAGAGCAGGCTGTGAGAGTAGGTCAGGTATCGGCTCGTGTCCATCAGGTGGTCGCCGTTCGCCCCGACGGGGACCTCGGGGTGCGGGTGGTCTTCGCCGGGGAAGCAGTAGCCGTCGTTTTCCCTCATCCAGTTCGCAAGCCCGCTGTGGACGTAGACCTGTGGCTCGCCGTCGCGGCGCACCGCCACGAGCGAGCGGAAGTGCTGCACCCCGTCCACGACGGACTTCTCGGCCGGCTGCCAGTCGAGCCCCGCCAGGGCTAGGTGCTTGCACGCCTCAGGCTCGGCCCCGTCCGCCCACCAGCGGCGGACGCCCCACTTGCGTGTCAGCTCCGCGGCGGCCTCGGCGATCTGCCCGTGCAGCTGCCCGCGACGATACCACTCGTCGACGAGGTACCAGCGGCCGTCCCAGTCGACCCCGCCGACGAGCAGGGCGGCCGGCGCGGTGTGCCCCCAGTCGACCGCCCCGAAGAAGCTGTGGCACCGCTCGCGCGCCCAGCTTAACGGCCAGTCGCTGTGGATGCGGTGCTGGATGGGCCAGGCGAGGCCCTGCAGCTCGAGCACGAGGGCGTCGAGGTACTGGGCGGCGTACTCGGGGCCGAACTTCGCCCTGAGGCCCGCCTCGAAGTCAGCCGGCAGGCTGTCGTTGTCCGCGGTGCGCGCCCGGATGACGCCGCCCTGTCGGCGGAACTCACGGACGAGCCAGTTGTAGCCGAGGGGCGTTGTGGTGGTGTAGAGCCTGCGCCGCTTCGCGCGCGGATCGCGGATGCGGGCCCGAAGGATGTTCCAGGCGTCCGGCTTCAAGAGCTGCGTCGCTTCGTCGAGCCAGGCCCACCCAAGATTGAGCCCGCTCAGGCGCCCGGGCGCATCGGCCGAGCGGAGGAAGATGCGGCGCCCCGTCGGGTTCCAGACGAAGAGGCTGTCCGACTTCTTGTGCGTGTAGAGCGACGACGGTATCCACTCCTCCCAGAGAGGAAGCACGACGTCGTGAAGCATGCGATAGGTGGGGGCCACGATGGCCCCGTCGCAATCAGGATTGTCCGTCGCGAGGAAGACCGCCTCATGCACGCCCGTCAGTGTGTTGTGCGTCGGGATCATCGCCTCGCCCGCGAGAAAGAGGTGCGATGGAGATGACACCTGAATGCAGCGCACTGGAACGGATGCGACCGGCTCAACCGCGACGATGTAGCGGCGCTTCGTCCGTTCTTCCTGCTCTGCGTCCGTGCGACGCTGTGACGCCTTGCGCGCGAGCCTGAAGACGGCCCGACGCGTTGACCATGCAACGCGGTACTTCGGGCCAACGTCCACGCCATCAAGCGTGGCACGCCCCTCTGCGAATGTCGGCTTCATGCCGAGTGACCTGGCCAGTTCCAGCACCGACTCCGCGAGCGTCCGCAGGGTGGATGTGAACTCGACGCGATTCGAGTTCTGCATGGCCCAGCCGTCGGTATCCATGAGCCCCTGCAAGAGGCTCATGCGCTGCATCTCAGACGCGCGAAGATATCGGGTGGGGATGCGCTTGCTACCCTTGGCGCCCAGCAGCCCGAGCGAGCGTAGCTTCGAGTGCAGGCTGCCATTCGCGAGCATCCTTCCGGTTGTCGCATCTCTTCGATGCGGCATGCCCCCGATGGTGTACTTGGACGTCGCCCCTTGACGTGCCCGGGGCTGTTCTCCCGAGTCGAATCCTTCAGAGCGCAGATGCTGCAAAATCTCTCTATCGTCGTCGTGCATGGTGACGGCGGCTGCACCGCTATCCCCGTCTCCAAGCCACACCCCGAGCACGTAGGGCGGAACCGGAAGGGAAGCATCGCGAAGCGCCAGCGGGCCGCATGTCGGGATGCTGTGGTTGTGCGTCTTCCTCTTCCCGGCGGTAAGCGTCTCTGCGATGTGCAGCGTTGTCCTGATGGATGGACCCACGCGACGTTGGCACTGTGGACGATCGGGGCGAGACGACGCGTGAGATATCCTGCGACCGGGATCGAGCGCGTGCCTTGCCGTCTTGTCCCACGTGAACCAGCGGTGCTCTGCGTCGGCCACGATGGACGACCCATCATCAAATACCACCCGGAAGCACTCGCGGTCATGCTGCACGCCGGTCGCGAACGTGACCATCGTGGGCATCCCGGCCTCATCGAAGACCACATCTCCGACGCGGAGTCGCCCCATCGTCGTCCACCCGCTCGGGGTGGGGATCGGGGTGTCGAGCGCGAGCGCCTTGCCAGCACCGACCCCGGCGAGGAACAAGGCCTCGTCGTGGGGCAACGCATGGAAGCGCGCCTGGTGCGGCTTGGGGACGTAGGGCGAGGTCCAGTCCACTACTTCCCGCCTCCGTTCCCGTTGCCGGGCTTCTCGGCGATGTCCCCGACCACGGCAAGGTCGTCGCCCTTCGCCGTGGGGTCCACTGCGGGCCGAATGAAGTTGATCGTGATGCCGGTCCCACCCACCGGGTCGTCCGGCTTGAACACGCGCCGGGCCCACCGCTGCGGCCAGCGGCGTTCCATCATCGTCATGGCGGCCTGCCAGGAGGTCTGCGCGGCCTGCCGCACGATCAGAGCCAGGCTTGCCTCTCCGACCCCCTCTGCGTTTTTGGTTGCGTCGAGGAACTCGCGGTAGAGCCCGCTCTTCGCCTTGCGCCCCTTGGCCCGCCATGCGTGGAACGTCGCCGGGTGAATGCCCGCGTGAGCTGCTGCCGCCTCGAGCGGGACGCCCAGCTTGATCAGCTTCACGATGGCGTCGTGGACTTTTGGGGTGAGCTTCGTGGGGCGGCCCATGCTTCAGTCTACCACGTTAGACGCGCGCGACGTCGACCACGTGCGCCATCATCAGGCCGGACTCGAACGAGGAAACAGCTCCGAAGCGCAAACCGAACTCTCTCCCCCGGGTTGGCACGCAGCTCGCCAGCCGGGACGTGACGCAGTTCCACGATGCGGTCTTGCCAGCTCATAGCTCCAGCTCCAGCTGCTGCTCGCGCGCGAACAGCGGGCGCAGCGACTTGCGCCGGTGGATGGTGACGAGGCGGAAGCCGCCCTCGAACTCGAGCAGCACGTTGCGGGGCCCCGGGCCGAGCCCCTCGGCGAGCACCCGGCAGGGCTGCTGAGCACGCGGGTGGCGCGGGCAGCCCGGAGCACGTGGTGCGCGGTAGATGTACCAATTTCCATTCACGTTGGAAACCTACACCCAAAAACCGCTCAGCGGGATGGAAAAACGGTGCGAAACGTCGCGGAATTGCTCATGTGACCATCCTCCGACCATCCTCTGCTTTTTCAACCCCGCGGAATTGCTCATGTGACCATCCTGACCATCCTTTTTTTTGATTTGCTCACATGTGCGCGCGATCCATATGTACGATCCATATACATCGCGCGCATGTGCGAGAAAAACGCAAAACATGATGGTCATGATGGTCACCTGAGTTATTCCGTGTGGTTAAGGTTGGTCGGGAGGATGGTCGGAGGATGGTCGCCAGCCTCGAGGTTGGTCGCAGGTCTCCAGCCGCGCGACCTGTCTGTGCCGGACCTGCAGGGCCTCCAGCCGAGCGACCTGAGCACGCGACCGGCCCGCATCTCCTCGCGCCTGGTGCGCTGGTGGGGCGGCATCTCGAGCTTGGTCAGCACGTCGGCCGTGGTAATCGACGGCTCGAAGCCCACGGCGCGCGCCTCGAGCCATGAAGCAAGCACCGACTCCCACGGATCGATTACCCTGCGCTCGTCTGCGAGAGCAGCGAGGTGCTTCTCCTGCGCCAGGCTCGGCCACCAGTCCATCCCCGTGCTCCAGTAGTAGCGCGCCTCGGCCCAGAGCTGATCTCGGATCGCCAGGAGCTCCTCGCGTCGGAGGTAGCGCATCCTGATCGGCCACATGCGCCGTGCGCCGGTGGCGTCCTCAAGGTACTGCGATTCGTTCGTGGTCGCGGCGAAGACGCACTGACGCGGGTGGTAGGTGCTGCGCCTGCCGTAGCTCGGGCGGTACTTGTCGCGGCTCGACGAAAGGAAGGATTTGATGCGCGTGGCCGCCGCGCCGCGCATCGCGTCCAGCTCGGCGATTTCGACGATCCACGCGCCGGCCAGGTCCTGGTAGGCGTCCTTGGCGTTGCGCAGGTCACTCAGCGTCTCGGAATACCACTCTCCCCCCAGGATGCTCAGCGCGGTGGACTTGCCGACGCCCTGGCGGCCCTCGAGCACCATCATGTGGTCGGCCTTGCAGCCTGGCCGCATCGCGCGCGCGACGGCCGAGACGAGCCACCATCGCCCGACGCGCGACGAGATTGGTTCAGCTCCGAGGTAGCGCTCCAGCCACTCGCCGGTGCGCGGCTCACCATCCCATTTGAGACCGTCGAGGTACTCTCGAACGGGGTGGTATTCGTTCGCGTGGGCGGCGTGGTCGAGGGCTGCGTTGACAGCCGTCAGTCGGAACCCCACGCCCTCGCCGCGCTGCAGTTCGTCCTGGACGGTCACGGCGTCGTGATCCCGCAGGTCGGCCCACCCGGGGCTGCCCTTCTGGCGCCATTCGATCTGGCCGGTGAACGAGTTGTAACGGATGCGATCGTGCCACACTTCTGAGCAGCGCAAGAACAAGCTGCAGTTGGCTTCGGTGGGCCTCGGCTCACCGTGCTGGCCCGTCAGCAGCGCAGACCGCCAGAGATCAAGCGCCTGGTCAGTCAAGGGCGCACCATCATGCGGATCGCATTCTTGGTGTCGCCCGCCTCCCAGCGCCGAGCGATCTCACCTTCGCGGTTCCCGTCGAGCAGGTGGTGTCGGTGCCATGGCAGGCACACCTTGAGCGCGGCCTCGAGGCCGTCGAGGTTGCGGCTGCGGCCGAAGATGTAGCCGGCAACAGACAGCTCTGCGGCGCGTCGCATGCTGTCCAGGAATGGTTGGCCGTGGCACTCTCCATGCCGCTGGCACGGTCTGCAGAAGCACCCTTCGACGGGCGCGGCCGGTGGCTGCAGCTTGCGCACTTTCAGACCGGCATCGACCTGTCGGGTGACCTCGTCGACGGTGAGCCCGGTTTGCTCAGCAACGTCTGCGATGACCTGGTCGCGCGGGTAGTCGTGCTCGATGAGCGACGCGGCGCGAAAGGCTGTCAGGAGGGTTGGCACGATCTGACTCCGAAAAAACCACGCCCGGGCGCTCGAAGGAGGAAGACCTTCACCGGGCGTGGCGGATAGTTGTTGTTGGACCTTCGAGCATTGCAACATTAGTCCTCCCTACCCGTCGACGTCAACGTCTTCGCGCGCTCCACGGCCCCCATCGCCTCGTCGACGCTGTGCACGATCGCCCCAACGCCGCCCAGGCGGTCGACCAGCGCCAGGAACTGCAACTGCTCTGGCGTGGCTCGACCCCCAGGTCGCTTCACCTCGAGCGCGAGGAAGCGGCCGAAGGCGATCCCGATCAGGTCGCTTCCTCCGACGCACAGCCCGTAGCGCACCCATCGGCCGTCTGGAAGTTTCGCGGCGCCGGTGCTGTTGCGCCAGAGCACGACATCAGGCAGCTGCCCGACCACAAGGCGAATGGCGTGCTCGATCTGCGCCTCGGTCATCCGCGCGGCCACGTTCCGAACCTCAGCTTGTACTGATATTTGGCCCAGCCGGGCTTGTAATTTTTCGACGCGCCGAGCGCCTGGAGCCGATGGTACTCGGTGCGCCGGCTGCCCTCATCCATCGTCGCCATCTTCTCGCGCCAGCGCACGATCCCGCGCTCCTTGTCCGTCGCCGCCGCGGCGCGCGCCAGCTCGAGCGGCACGTCCCAGACGCGAGCGGGCCTCGGAGGTGCCACGGGGAACACGAACCCGCAGCCCTCGCAGTGATCCCGCGCGGCTGGCTGCGTCCTCCCACACTCAGGACACACGCGCAGCGGTTCGAGCTTCGCTCTGATCGCTCGCCCGTCGAGGCTGTACTCTCGATCTTCGCAGGGCAGCCCGTGGATGTGAGACACGCCACCGAGGTCGATCACCACGGCGTGCGTCTTGCCGGGCGCCGGCCTGAGCACGCGACCAACCATCTGCAGGTAGGCGCCCTGGTGCCGGCAGCCGCGAGCAATCATGCAGACGCTCGCCTCAGGGACGTCCACGCCCTCGGTCAGGCATTGGACGTTGGACAGGCAAGACAATCCGCCAGCCCGGAACCTTGCGATCGAGGCATCGCGCTCAGCGTGCGGCGTGGTGCCGGTGATCGTCTTGCAAGTCGAGCCAAGTCGCCCGGAGAACGCTCGGGCGGTCTCCGCTCGCGCGAAGTAGGCGAACCCGCGCCGACCCTCAGCGTGAGCCAGCCACGCCTTCGCTGGGTCCGTCGCGTAGCCCTGCAGCACCTCGGCCGGTCGGTAGACCTGGGCATCCACGAGGTGACCATCCGCCAGCAGCTCGGAGTAGCTCGCACCGACGACGAGGTGCTCGAACAGGTCGCCCAGCGGCGAGCCGTCGCCCCGCTGCGGCGTGGCCGTCAGCCCGAGGATGCGAGGATAGCTAGCCGCGATGGCGTGCCACTCGTGCGCCGCCGGCGCGAGGTGGTGGCACTCGTCGGCGATGAGCACGTCGGCGGCGGGTCGCTCACCGCTTGCGAGCAGCGCCTGAATCGTCACAGCCCGCCCCGGCGCCTGCTCTGCCAGCTCGCGCCGGTGAACGAGCCACAAGGCGTCCATACCGACGGTGGCGGCCCAGGCCGCGATGGTCTTGCCGCCGCCGGTCGGCATCACGAGGCAAACGCGCTTCGCCGTCGCCCAGGCCGAGCGGACCTGATCGACGGCGCGTTGCTGGTAGGGTCTCAGGCGCATCGGGTAGGAAATAGTATTGACATGAGTTGCAAACAGTGTCAATGCTGTTTGCATGAGAGTCGCCACAAGAAAAGCCCTCACCCTCCCGTCAGTCCGTTGTACGGCCAAATTCGAGGCAGCCGTCAAGGAGTGGTGGACCAAGCAGCAGCAGACGATCCCAGACATGACCCTGGCCAGCGCAATTCGGACGCTGATCAAGCTCGGACTAGAAAAAGGAGAAAGACGATGAACGCACCCAAGCTGAACGAGAAGATCGAGGACGAGCTGCGCAAGACCCTGGAGCACATCGCGGGCGAGATGCGGCAGCGCATCGTCGACCTCGAGGCGAAGGCCGAGCGGCCGTGGGGCGGGGCGCTGAGCGGGCGCACCGAGGCGGCCGAGTACGTGGCCCAGGCCTGCCGCGAGGCCAACGCCATCGTCGAGGCCGCCATCGCGAAGCTGCCCGCCCCGCCGCAGGCCAAGGGCAAGACGCGGCCGGCGGCGAAGTCCGAGCCGCCCCTGCACCCGGCCCACCCCGACCGCCAGGCCGGCAAGCCCGAGCCGAGGGGCTGATGGGCGCTGCGTGCTGGAGGCCGGGGGAACCACTGCCCCACGTCCAGGCGAGCCGCGAATTGCGCGACCACCTGACCGAGCAGGGCTGGGGGCGCGACACGGCCCAGGCCGTCGAGCACCTCGTGCGGCGCGCCGCCAACGACCTGAAGATCGCAGCCGGAGAGGTCCGGCCGCACTTGCAAGCCGTGATGGCGAAGCTCATGGCTGATGCCATCGCGTTCGGAGTCAAACAACCATAGCAACGGAGGACATCATGTTTGCGCGCTACTTCAGAGCCCGCTTCGCGGGGGGCAAGCAGAGCGTGTTGAAGATCGGCAAGGGCGCCGACGTCAAGCTGTGCGCGCTCAAGCTAGTCTACGACTTCAGCCCCGAGCTGGCCGAGGCCCTCGGCCCGAGGGCCGTGTCGATGCAGGGCCAACTTCAGGAGAGCAATGAGGCGCAGCTCACCGCCAAGTCCATCACGGTCGACCTTGACTGTAAGACGGTGATGGCGAGGATCAAGCACGGCAACTCCATCGTGCTGAAGGTGGGGCGCACCCGGGCGATCCGCGCGATCGCCAAGGCGCCGACGGCACAGAACGCGTCTCCGAGCCTGGTGGTCCACCTCGTTTCCGACCTGTCCCACGAGCAGCTCGACTTCGTGGCCGACTACCTCAACGAGGGGGTGACGGTGCGGCTGGACCGCAAGGCCGCCAAGGATGAGGACCAGCTCGACCTGGTGGCCGAGCCTGGCGCCGACGAGGACAGCGAGGGCTGATGGACCCCATCAGCTTCTGGGTCGCGGGCCAGCCCAGGCCCAAGGGGTCGATGGCGATCATCCCGCGCCGGCATGTGCGGCCCGTGATGGTGCGCGGCGAACCGCACTATCGCATCCGGGACCTCTACGTCGGGCCGCAGCGAAGCGTCCGGAACGGACAACACGTGGACCTCCTGGCGCCCTGGGTGACTGCAATCAAGGCTGAGGCGCTCTACCACAAGCCCCGCGGGCAAGGGCTCCCCGGGCCCTTCTCGACGGAGATGGTGTTCCACGTGAAACGGCCTGCGAAGACCATCCACCCGGAGGCCCCAATCGGGCCACCCGACGTGGACAAGCTGGTGCGCGGCGTCGACGACGCGCTCACCGGGATGTTCTGGGAGGATGACGCCCAGGTGGTGCGGCTCGTCGGCGAGAAGCGGTGGTCCGGCGAGCGCGGGCCGGGCGTCCTGGTAACGGTCAATCACCTGGAGGACCAGACGGATTCATTTTAGTTGCACCCGGGGGGCTATTGCTATAGGCTATCGTTTGTAGGTTGGCGTTCAAAACAATATGGTTTCCCCGGCGGGCAACGGCCCCGCCAACCGGCCGCGCGAGTCCCTCCGTTCTCGTGGGCCCGCCGGGGAGGCCGCTTGCACGGAGGCAGGCAACATGCGGATCAAGCACCTTTCGATCACCAACTTCAAGGGCGTGCGCCGCGTCGAGGTCCACGGAACCGACATCGTCGAGATCGCCGGGGAGAACGGCAGCGGAAAGACCAGTGTTCTCGACGCCGCCGTCGCGGCGCTGGCGGGGAAGCGGAACATCGACGTGCAGCCGCTCTCGCTGGGAGCAACCCGCGGCGAGGTCCTGGTGGACCTGGGCGACCTGCTGGTCAAGCGCACCTTCACCGAGCGCGGCGGCGGGACGCTGACGGTCACCCAGGCCGACGGGGCGAAGCTCGGGCAGCGCCACCTGGACACACTCCTGGGCGAGTTCACGTTCGACCCGTTGGCGTTCTCGGCGCTCCCCGGGCCGCAGCAGGCGGCTGTGTTACGCGGCCTCGCCGGCCCCGACTGGAACACCGCCCTGGCCGAGCTGGATCGGGATATCGACCTGCTCGAGGAGCAGCGGCGCGGGCTGGGGCGGGACATCAAGCGGTTCGGCGCGCTCCCGAACATCGAGTCCGTCGAGCCCGTGGATGTGGCAGAGCTGCTGGCAATGCAGGAGGGCATCCAGGCGCACAACCGCGATCAGGCGGCCCGCCGGGCCGACAGGTCGAGGACGTGCGAGCTGCTGGTCACAGCCGACGCCGAGCTGGTGCGGCTACGCCAGGCCCTGGCCGAAGCAGAGGCCAGGAAGCTGCGGCTCGATGATGCGCTGGCCGCCCTGCCGCAGCTCGAGCGGGCCCTGCCGACGGAGCACATCCGGGAGGCCTTGGCCACGGCCGCCGAGAACAACGCGCGGGCCCTGGCTTACGAGGCGAACGAGGCGCGGCGCGCGGAGCTGCGGCAGGCAGAGAAGGAGCACGCCGCCGCCGAGCGCAAGCTGCAGACCCTGCGTGAGCAGCGGGCCCAGCACCTGCGCACCGCCCCGCTGCCCCTGCCCGGGCTCGATTGGGGGCCCGAGGGCGTCACGGTCGACGGGGTACCGATGGCCCAGGTCAATTTCACCAAACGCCTGCTCCTCGGCACCGCCATCGGCCACGCGGTCAGCGGCGCCCTCAAGATCTGCATGATCCGCGAGCACGGCGGGTCCATCGTGGGGGCGAGCTGGGATGCCCTGCTCGAGTGGTGCAGGGCGCACAAGGTGCAGCTCTGGGTGGAGACGGCAGGCAAGGGCCACACAGCCGAAGCGCTGGTCATCACCGAGGGCCGACTGGAGAGCTACGACCCCGCCGACGAGGAGATCTGAGATGGACTTCGGAGCGCGGCTCGTGTGGGAGACGGAGGGCCGCCGCGGGGCGGCGGAGCGCGGATGGCTGGGCGAAAGAGAGCGAGAACAGGAGGCGAACATGAAAAACGATGCAATCGAGGTACACGCGGAGGACGGCAAGGCGCGGATGCCGGTGACGGCGCTGGAGGCGCGGCGCCTCGCCGAGATCGCGCATGCGCCGGCGCAGACGACCCCGGCCATCATCGAGCTGGCCCTGCGCCAGAAGGTGGACACCGAGCAGCTCCGCGCCCTGATGGAGCTCCAGGAGAAGTGGGAGGCCCGCGAGGCGCAGAAGGCGTTCACCCGGGCCATGGCCGCGTTCAAGGCCGCCTGCCCCGCGGTGCTCGCGAAGGACGGCACGGTGGACTTCACCGGCGCCAAGGGGCGCACCGCCTACCGCCACGCGACCCTCGGCGGCATCTGCGACGTGGTGACCCCGCACCTGTCGGCGCACGGGCTGTCGGTGGGCTGGGCAGCGACCCAGCTCGACAAGGGGCTGGTGACGGTGAAGACCACCATCACGCACGAGCATGGCCACAGCGAGAGCGTGACCCTCTGCGCGCCACGCGACGAGTCGGGGAACAAGAACACCATCCAGTCCATCGGGTCAGTCTGCACCTACCTGCAGCGGTACGGGCTCCTGATGGCGCTCGGACTCGCCACGAGCGAGATGGACGACGACGGGCGGGAGGGCCCCCCAGCGCCACGGGCCACGAAGCCGCCGGCCGAGGCGAAGAAGAACAGCGCCACGGCAGAGCGCATCCGCAAGGCCAAGGCCCTGTTCGCCCGCTACGGGGTGACCCTGGACCAGCTGATCGCCAGCTTCGTAGGCGTGGTGCCCGAGAGCTGGACCGAGGAGCAGTGGGAGCAGGTGCGCTCCTGGAACCGCGGGCTGAAGGTGACCCCGCCCGAGGACCGGCCGGCGCTCCTGGCCACCTACGGCCTGGCACCGAGCGGGCGTGAGCCGGGGCAGGAGGGGTAGCGATGAAGTACTGGACCCACAGCCACAACGCGGTCTACGGCTGCACGAAGTGCTCGCCCGGCTGCTCGCGCTGCTGGGCGCTCGGCATGGCCCAGCGGATGCACGACAACCCGAAGGCCCGCCACCTCGTCGAGAGCGTGCTGACGCCGGATGGGGGCTGGTCTGGGGTCGTCCGCTGCCACGAGGACCGGCTGAGCATGCGCGAGCTGGAGGGCGCCCGCCACCGGCCCGTGGTCGCCGTCGACTGGATGGGCGACCTGTTCCACGAGTCGGTCCCCGAGGACTTCGCGGTCCGGCGCATCCTCGAGGCCGATCGCGTGGCGCGCGTTCGCCGCGCGGCCGGGCGCGACCCCATCCACTTCCTCTTTCTCACGAAACGGTACGACAGGCTCGTGCGCCTCGTGCTGAAGGCCGCCGAGAGCACGGCCAGCGGCATGCTGGAGAGCTGTGCCTTCGGCGCGTCGGTGTGCGTTGCCCGGGAGCTGGCGGCCGCGACCGACGCATACATCGGCCTGCGCGGCGTCGGCACGCGCTGGCTGTCGATGGAGCCGCTGCTCACGCACCCGATGATGGGCATCATCGCGGGGCGCTCCCCGTGGGACTGGGTAGTCCTCGGGGGGCAGAGCAACGGGGTGAAGCTCGACGAGGGCCACGCGCTCTCGGTGCGGGACTGGTGCATCGATCACGAAGTGCCCCTGCTGTTCAAGCAGTGGGGCGGCGGCGCGGGGGTCCGGGCCGAGCACAGCGACGAGCCCGGCAAGCCCCCGACGCTGCGTGGCGAGACCTTCCTCGACCTGCCGCACGGGGCGATGCTGGCCTACGTGCCCGGGAAAGGATGGCGGTGGCGATGAGCGTGAAGAAGAGGCGGGGCGCCTGTGAGGACCGGGTGCGAGCAATCGTTCGTGCCTTCGGGCCCATTTCATCCACCGAGGTCGCGGAGCGGCTGTGGCCGGACTCCCCCGGGTGGCGTCGCTGCAACGGGCGTGGCGCGCAGGGGCTAGCGCGCGCAGCGGCACGGATCCTTCATCGCATCGAACGCCTTGGGTGGGTAGAAACAGTGACGGTCGATCTCGGCGGCGTCCGACGGATCAGGTGGTCGGCTCGCCGGCTCGATGGCTACTCCGAGGAGGTGCAACCATGACCCGCCGACGAGCCCACCTGCGCATCATCGACAGCCGCGACGTGATCGAGGCCATCAACCGCGCCGGCAATGACCTACTCGACCCGCGCCGTCATGGCTACCTCGAAGCCTCGGAGTCGCCATGGGCGCCGCGGAGGTGCCTGCGTTGCGGCTGCGCGCCAGAGGATCACCACGGGCTACTCTGGCGGCTGGTGGCACGGCTGCTGCGACGATGGAGGAGGAGATGATCGAGATCAAGAACCGCAGGACGGGAGAGGTGCTGCTGAAGGCGGATCGGGCCGAACTCCACGAGGCCGACCTCCACGGGGCCGACCTCCGCGGGGCCAACCTCGGCGGGGCCACGGCGAGGAGTGATGCGTGAGCTGGCACTTTTTGCTGGGGCAGGAGGTGGCATCCTGGGAGGACTGCTCCTTGGATGGCGCACCGTCTGCGCTGTCGAGTTCGATCCCTACTGCCGACAAGTCCTGCTCGCCCGCCAGCGCGACGGCGTCCTCCCTCGGTTCCCGATCTGGGACGACGTGCGCACCTTCGACTGCGAACCGTGGCGCGGGCATGTCGATATCATCAGCGGCGGATTCCCCTGCCAGGACATTTCCTGCGCCGGCAAAGGGGCAGGCATCACAGGCGAGCGCAGCGGACTCTGGTCCGAGTTTTCTCGCATCATTCGCGAGGTGGGACCGCGATACGTGCTCGTGGAGAACTCCCCAGCGCTCGCTTCTCGCGGGCTTGGAGTGGTGCTCGGGGATTTGGCCTCGATGGGGTTCGATGCGAGGTGGGGCGTGCTGGGAGCGGATAACGTTGGCGCCCCGCACCGACGCAAGAGGATCTGGATCGTTGCTCGCCACCCCGACCGCGACATCGAATCAGCTTTGCCCGTCGATGAGGAAGTGGCCGAGCTGCGCAGCGTGGCTGCCGACGCCAACCGCGAGCAGCTACGGATCGAGCCAGGGCGGCGCAGCGGGGCGGGTCGGCCCAGTGCGGGAGTCGCTGGCGACGATGGCGCGCAAGGGGACATGGCCGCTGAGCGAGCAGGTTGGTGGGACGCTGAACCCGACGTGGGTCGAGTGGTTGATGGGGTGGCCCATCGGGTGGACCGACTGCGCGCCCTCGGGAATGGACAGGTTCCGGCAGTGGCTGCGCTCGCATGGAGGATGTTGAGGCCGTGACCGCCGCTCAGCACCAGGCCCTCCGCGCCAGAGGATCACCACGGGCTACTCTGGCGGCTGGTGGCACGGCTGCTGCGACGATGGAGGAGGAGATGATTGAGATCAGAAACAGGGCAGGCGACCTGCTGCTAGTGGTGTGCCGCACGGACCTTCGCGGCGCCGATCTTCGCGGCGCCAACCTGTACCACGCCAACCTGTACCACGCCGACCTTAGCGGCGCCAACCTGTGCGGCACCGACCTTCGCTACGCAGACCTTCGCTACGCAGACCTTCGCTACGCAGACCTTCGCTACGCAGACCTTCGCGGCACATGCCTCGAACCCGAGACGCCGCTCCGGCCCATCTCCGGCGTCGATCTGCTGGCGGCCGGCCTTGAGCCGCGCGGAGGCTACGTCCACGGCTGGCGGACACGGGTGAGCCAGCAAGCTGGCGTCATGGCCTACGAGCGGGGGCGCATCTACGTCGCCCCATGGTTCTCGACGGACGCGGCGACGGACTGCCATCCCGGGATCTACCTCGCTGGGCTCGCGTGGTTGGAGCGCGAGTACCCGGGAGTAGATCTGGTCCACGTCCGTTGCCAGCGCGCTGACCTCCTGCATGCTGGCGACAAGTGGCGAGCGCGGGCGATCGAGGTGATAGGGTGATCCCCATCCTCGACACCCCCGACCACCGCATCCTCTGCGGCTCGTCGCTGGCCGAGCACGACATGGACTGGATCCTCGCGGACGCGCTGATCACAGATCCGCCGTACAGCGAGCGGACGGCCAGTGGCTATCGGAGCCACGGCATGATCGCCAATGGGCGGACGGCCGGAATCTCGTACGGGAGCATCACGGAGCAGGACGCCATCTTGCTCGCGCGCCTCTGGGCCCCCCGGGTGCGCAGGTGGGCGGTGATCTGGGCTGATCATGTCGCCTGGCGGTGGCACGAGGAGGCGTGGAGATCGGAGGGGTGGCACACCTTCGCCCCGGTGATCTGGGTCAGGACCGGGGCCCCTCCACGATTCCGCGGCGACGGGCCGGCGTCGCAAGTCGACCACATGATGATCGCTCGGCCGCGTGGCCTGGCACCGGACGGCTCAAGGCCGGGGTGGTACATGGCCGAGACCGTCCGTGCCGGCCATGGCTACCTCGGAGTGACGGGGCAAAAAGATCTGAACGCTATGCGCGCAGTGATCCGAGACTACAGCCGCGAGGGCGATCTGGTCGTGGACCCGTTCGCCGGCTCCGGCTCGACGCTGGTGGCCGCGCGGATGGAGGGCCGCCGCAGCCTCGGGATAGAGATCGATCGCGAGACGGCCGAGCTGGCGGCGCGGCGCGTGGCGGCGGCGCGGCAAGAGGTGATCCGCTTCCCGGCGCGACCAGCCGGCAAGCAGGGGGAACTGTTATGAGCGGTGCAAGCAGGATAACCGTCGTCCGCCGGCGCGAGGACGGCACGGAGACGCGGGTGATGCGACGATGGAGGATAACGTGAGACGATGAGGCACGCGAAGCGCAAGCCCTGCCCGTTCTGCGGGTGCGAAGAGTCGATGGTGATGCAGCTTCACGGAAGTCCGCGCTGGCGGGTCAACTGCCTCGGCTGCGATGCGCTCGGGCCGCAGGCGCAGTCGGAGCGCGGCGCGGCGCGCAGGTGGAATGCCTGGGCGCCTGACAAGACGTTCGAGGAGCGCCGGGCCGAGCCCGAGCCGCTCCGCTTCACGGAGGGATGACGATGAGGAGGAGCGAGATGAGCCTGATATACAAGATGACCTGTGGTGTCTGCGGCAGCAATGTGGACTTCGAGTGCCGCCTGGACAGCGACGGCGACCTGTTCATCGAGAACGCGCGCTGTGACAAGTGCAACGACGAGAGGCGGGATCTGGACGAGAAGGCTGATCGACTGGAGAAGGAGCGCGACGAGCTGCAGCGCGAGGTGGACGCCTATGAAAGCGAGAACCGCTGATGTTCGGGACCGTCGTCGTAGATGGAAATTGGATTAGTCACCGGGCCTACGCGGTGGGCGGGCGCGACGGCTGCAAGGCGGCCGTGTTGCAGACGGTGATCGGGCTGCAGCGCACCTGGCATCCGGCTGAGATCGTGATCGTGTGGGACCGCTACGGGGCGGCGGGCTGGCGGCGGGCCCGGCTGCCCGACTACAAGACCGGGCGCCCCGCCCCGCTGCCGGAGTTCCTGCAGCTACTGGTGGAGCTGCGCGCGACCCCGGCTCTGCTCGGGCTGGGGGTCACGCACGCGATGCCGGCCGAGGAGCGGGACGGGACCTTCGGCGAGGCGGACGACGCGGCCTTCACGCTGGTCGAGGAGTCGCTCGACCCGGTGATGCTCGTGAGCGCCGACAAGGACTGGCTCCAGATGCTGGTCCCTGGTGCGGCGGTCAGCGTGCTCCGCGAGACGTCGCAGGGCGCGGAGCTGCACGAGCCCAGCAACGTGCAGGCGCTGACCGGGCTGAGCGCCGCGGGCTGGCACAGCTACCTCTGCCTCGCGGGAGACACGGCAGACCGGGTGCCTGGGCTGGCCCGGGTGGGCAACCAGCGGGCCCGGGACATCATCTCCGCGACGTCCCAGAACGTCGTGTGCCGCATCCTGGCCGGCCACCTGCCCGACGTGCTCCGGCGGCTCGACGCCGCCGCGCCGGGGCTCACGCGCTACCTGGTGGGGTGCGAGGAGCTCCTGGCGCTGATGGACGACTTGGTGCGCCTGCGGGAATGCGCGCTCGTCCGGTCCTTCGGGGCCTTCGACTTGGGCGTTGCCCTGCCAGCCATCGAGGCGCTCGCCGGGCGCCACCTGGCCGAGCAGGCCGCCCGGGCCTGGGACGAGGAGCTGTAGGTGGTCCGAGTCCGCGCCCCTCATGTATTTTCGGGGGCTCGATGAAAATACCTTGCAATTCCTGCCGACAGGCATCATATATAAGGAGAGACAGGAAGCAGGACCCAGGGGCTGGCGGCCCCGCGAACGGAGGAATCATGAAAACTTACACCCTGGTCGCGGTCCATGACGTGCGCCCCCTGGACTGGCTGACCGGGCGCCGCGAGCCCCTGCCGGCAGAGGACATCCCCGAGTGCTCCCGCTGCGGCCGGCGTCACGCGGTGGTGTGGACCCTGAGCGGGTCGGACAAGTCGATCCTCACGGTGGGCTGCAGGTGCGGCGCGCGGATGCTCGAGAAGGGGCTGTTGCCGGGTGTGGACCTCCCCGCGGTGGCCCGAGCTCGTGCGGTTGACCGGCGCGAGCTGGCCGATGCCCGGCTGCAGCTGGCCAAGCGCGAGGCCCTGCGGCTGGTCGGGCTGGTGCCCGCGGAGATGCTGACCTGCGAGGCGCCAGAGCCCACATGGGGGCCTGACCGCTACGGGCGCGAGGGCGCCTGGGTGGCCTGCCACGTCGGCGCGGCATTCCGCTGCGTCGAGGCCCGGTCGCTGGAGCTGGCCGCAGGCGAGTGGGGGCGGGAGACGCGGGAGCACGTGGTGCGACAGGTGACGGCAGCCTGGCGCAGCCTGCAGATCGCCGAGGCGCTGACCGAGGCTGGTGCTCCTGCCCGGGCGCTGCTGCCTCTGGTGGCCCTCGTCCACCTGCGCGACGATGGCGAGGCGCTCGGGCGGGCAGCCCGGGCGATGATGGACTGACGGGCCGGCGGCGGGGTGATGCCTGCCGCCGGCCGCCAAGGGGGCAACGAAGGGCAGCGAAAGGACGAGACATGAGCAAGATGTGGATGGATGCAAGCTGCGCATTCTGCGCGTGCGGGGACGTGGCGTTCGTGCTGGAGGTCAGCCCCCAGGGTAAGGCGGACTACTACGTGGCGAGGCAGTCCCCGGGCAGGACAAACCGGAGCAACGAGGCCCGTCTGACCGGCTGGCTGGGCGAGACGAACAACGTCAACACCGACGCCCTGGGCGTGTGGGAGGTGGTGCGGCAGGCAGCCGCCAACGGTGACCGCATCGAGGTGCGGAAGCTCGACGGCGCCGAGCTGCTCCAGGCGCTCGAGGAGCTGGGCTACCCCGAGCTGGCTCCCGAGCCGCAGCCGCGCCCTGGCGTCGACGTCGAGGAGGTGACCCGATGAAGACCACATCAGAGGACTGCATCAGGGCGATCCGCGCCGGCGCGGACCCGGCCGACTGCTTCAAGATGCTCCTGGAGGACTGCCCCGGCTCCATGGGGATCACCCTGTGGGGGGTCGTCCAGCGGGAGCTGGGGTGCGAGGCCTGCCGCCCGTTCGGGCGGCAGGCCGACGGGGCGACGAACCGCGAGCGGTGCGGCAAGGTGGCGCAATGATTCCAAGAGGGACAATGAGTAAGAACACGTGGGTTCTCGGGGCGTCCGACCCCGAGATGGAGAGGATCGAGCAACTCCTCCGCGATGCGGGGGAGAGGGTGGAGTACGCCGTCGCGCCGGGCCGCGATGGCGCGATGGCCCGGGTGCATCCCGGGAACGCCTACGCGGCGACGGGCCCAGCGGTCGACGGGCCCGTGATCCTGGTCGAGTGCGACTTGTCGGGGGGCATCCACCAGGTCGTGGGACTGGTGGACCACCATCGCCCCGGCGATCCCGGCTATGGGGCGCCCCCCGAAGAGGCCGTTCGGCGGTCCAGCATCGGGCAGGTGATCCGTCGCCTGGCCGACCAGGGCGCCGTGTCCCTCCTGGCGTGGGAGTGCGCCCCCTGGCCGGCGGCCTACGAGGTCGCCGAGGGGTATATGTGGATCGATGCGCCAGCGGACCGCTGGTGCGTGTCCGTCCGCGGGGCGGGGCGCCTTGCCCACCCGCGGCTGATCCCCCAGGACCTGGTCCTCACCGCGGCGGCAGACCATTGCCTCGCCGCCGCCTACGCGGGCAACGTTCCGGGGGTCGACCCCCCCGCGCTGATGGTGTGGAGGGCGGAGTCGCGCGCGGCATTCCAGCGGCGCCCCGTCGAGGCAGTGCTGGCCGACGTGCGCGCCGCGCTGGCGCTGGTCCGCGCCGCGCCGCGCCTGGATCTCGGCGGATGCCAGGTTGCCGACATGCGGCCTGGCATGGGAGCCCCCGACGCGGGTGGCTGGGGCGACGTGCCCGAGCTGCCCGAGGCGGCGACGAGGAGTGGAATCGCCTACATCGCGACCCCCAAGCCCGGCCCTGATGGCCGGGTGAAGGTGGTCCTCGGCGCGGCGCCTGCGCCGGCCGTGGAAGCGTGGCTCCGCGGTGAGGGGGCAGCCGCCGGGCTGGTCGGCCTGTACGGCGACCCGGCCCGGGGATTCGCTGGGGGGTATGTGCGAGGGGAAGGTGCGCAATGATCCCATCCCCCAACTACCGCAACGAAGCGGGCTCCTGTTCATGGGACGTGGGGCCCGGCCAGGAGGGCTCGCCCGAAGGAGGAGCGGAAGAATGCAGTACTATAACGTTGCAGCAGGGGACAGAACTCTTCGGATCGCCGTGAGGCGATCGGAGCAGCACATCAGCTACGAGAGGGTGCTGCACGTGTCTTCCGCGACGATGCGGAAGATCCTCGCAGCCGGGGACGGGCCGTGGTACTGCGCGCCCCCAACGCCTTTTGCACCTCGGGCCATCTTCCGAGAGGTGCCGCGATGATGATCCCATCCCCCAACGAGAAAGTCCGCCTGTCCCCGAAGCAGCGCATGGTACTTCGGGCATTCGCGGCCAGCCCGCGCCGCTGGCGCACGGTCGTGCAGGCATGCGAGGCCGAGGACTGGAGCCTCGCGCGGCAGCGGGCCCTGGACCGCGCGGCCATCTGCCTGGCCGATCGCGGCCTGCTCGCCTGCATGGAGGAGCCCGGCGGGCAGCGGGTGTTCCTGCTGACATCGGCCGGTCGGGTCGCCGTGGACGCCGCGATGTCGCGCCGCAAAGCTGCCGCCCCGCCGACCCCGGCGGTCAAGGGAAGGACGCGCCGATGAGGGCCGCAGTGCTGGTGCTCCTGCTCGGGGCGTGCGGCGGGGAGCCCGCCCCTCCGCTGGCGTTCGAGCCCGACGGGGCGGGCCCGGACACCTTCGAGCCCTGCCCCGGGACCGACCCCGGATGGTGCCCCGCCCTGCTTGATTGCCTGCCCGACGGTCGGCCGGGATGCTGGGTCTGCACCTGCCCAACCGGGAGCCCGGCCGGATACAGCGGGTGCATGGCGTCGGAGGACGTCGATGTGCAGTGCGGGGTCTGGACCTGGGTGCGTCGCGACGGCTCGAGCTGTCAGCGGCTCTTCCCCGCCTGCCCCTAGCGCACGATCGACGGGCGCCAGAGCAGCCCGGTCTCCCGCATCCAGATGTTCTTGAACCCCGGCCCTGGGTCCCGTTTGCTCGCGATGTCGCTGTGACGGCACCACCAGAGCAGTGGCGCCGGCACCACCGACCCGTCGGCGCGGCGGACGTGGTTGAGCTGACTGATCGCGACCAGCGCGTGGACGAGCTCGAGGAACTGGTCGCGCTGGTAGTCCGGGCGCGGGTCCTGGTCCCATGGCCCGGGCCAGGCGATCCCCCACCAGTGGTTGCCCTGCCTGCCGGCGTGCCCCGCCCGGCGGCGCAGAGAGACGGTCTGCACGAAGCGCTGCCGTGCCTCGTGCCAGGCGAAGTGGTAGGCGATGTCTCGCGCGTCGGGCTCGCTCGTGGCGTACTCGGCCACGGCCGCACCCCTCTCGCCGCTGTGGATCACGAGCCCGCGCGGCGGGAAGGTCAGCTCGAGCCAGGGGTCGTCATCATCCACCCGTGGCCAGCCATCGAGCCACTCGGGGCAGCTTCGCGGCCAGAGCAGGGCATCGGTCGGGTCAGGCATCGGGTGGTCTCCGGCGACTACAGCGGTCAGGGGAGGGGCCAGGTCCCGCAGGCCCCGCTGCAGGCCCGCGGCACCCCCAGTGGTCCATCACGGCCGCGCACCAGCCCGGCGAGCGAGGGTTGTAGCGGCCCCAGGTGCACGCCCGGCAGCCGATGCGGCCCGGGGCCGCGCTGCAGGCCAGCCGGCTCCAGACCAGGACCTGGGCGGCGGCCCGAAGGTTCGCCCGGGGGTCGAGCAGCCAGGCCACCGCCAGCGGGGAGCAGCCGGGCACGTGGACCTGTGCGGGCCCGACGTCGCAGCCGTGGCGGTGCAGCCGGACCAGGTTGAGCCCCCGGCTCTCGACCCACACCACGCTGGCCAGGAGCCCCGCTGGAAGGCCCGCGCGGGCCTCGGCCTGGGCTACCAGCCGGGCAGGCACTCGGGCTCCCGCGGGGGCAGCCAGGAGGGCCAGGAGGGCAACGGCGCTGGCGGTCGTCGGCATGGCGCCCAGGGGCAGGTCAGAGGGTCGGGCCCTTGGCGAGCCCCATGGCGGCCAGGGCCTCGGCCTCGTAGGCAGCCTGCTGGGTGGCGATGCGGGTGGCCTCTGCGCGAGTGGCCGCGAGCAGGTCCTTGGTCTCGGTGCCCAGCTCCGCGAGCTTCTCGATCAGCACGTCGATGGCCTTGAGCAGGCCGGCCGCGAGCGCCAGCCCCTCGGCGGGCGTCACTGGGCACCCCCGGTCTTGTCCCCCAGCAGCCCCGCGCCCACCGCCGCCCGGCGGGCCGCCTCGGCTCGGGCGAGGCCGCCCTGGACCAGGGCCATCGCCTGGGCGAGCTGGCGCTGCACGGCGCGACAGGTGATGTAGGGCGTGCACTGCTCGACCCGGATCACCTTCCCCTTGCAGGTCCGGGCCCGCTCGAGGCACTCGGCCTGGAGCGCCGGCTCGTAGGAGCTGACCAGCTTGCCGCCCTTGTGGGCGTAGTCCAGCGCGGCGCGCATGGTCGAGGGGGTGCAGCCGGAGCCGAACCCGAGCAGCAGGGCCAGGGGGATCAGCACCTTCAGTGGGCCCTGTTTCGCCAGCCCCCGGGCCGCGCTGTAGCCGAGTCCCAGGATGCCCAGGCCCAGGGTCAGCAGCTCCCCGGCGCGGCCCCAGTCGAGCTTGCCCAGGGCGTAGCCGAGCACGGCAGCCAAGACGATGACGCCGGCGAAGGCCACGGTGACCCAGTACTCGGAGGTTGCGCGACCCGGCCGGGCCTGCGTGGATGGCGGCGCTGGAGTGACGGTGGCAGGGATGTTGGTGTCGGGCATGACCAAGGATCGCACGGGGCGACCCGGGTGGTCAACCCATCAGGGCCCGCAGCAGGGCCAGAAGCCCTGCCCCGCCGGCCCCGACCCCGGTTATCGCCAGCAGTACCTTGCCCACGATCTTGGCGATGGCAGTCGCCTTGGCGACCTGCTTTTCGCGCCGCGCGCGCGCGAGCGCAAGGGCGCGCTCCTTGCCCCGCTCCTCGGCCTGGTGCTGGATCGAGCGGATGTGACGCACGTCGGTTGACTCGCGCACCTGCCCCAGCTTGTCTCGCAACTCGACCACAGATTGCCCCATCTCGGTGCGCAGTCGCTCGGTTTCGGCGCTGTGCTTCGTGATGCGGGCGTGCACGGGCTTGAGGCTGTCACGCCACGCCCTGTCCGCGGCGCCCCAGGCGCTCTTGATGTCCTCGGAGGCGTCCTGGAACCTGCGGTCACACCAGGCGCCCCGCTGCGCGCATGTGCCCTTGAGCGACTCGAGGGTCTCCCCGTGCCTCGCCAGTCGCTCGCCCTGTGATAGCTGCGCCGCCTCGACGCGGGCGAGCCCCTCCCTGAGCCCCTGCAGCTGGCCGCGAACCTCCATCGCCGCGCCGGCAGCCAGGGCAGCCGAGCGGGTCGCCTCGTTGACCACGGAGGTCATCATCCCGAGGCGCCCGTCGAGGGCGGCCTGCAGCGCCTTCATCGTCTCGTCGTCGGTGGCCATGGCGCTCACGGGGTCGGCGTGATGGGTTCGTAGGTGGCGTAGACCGCAGCCACCTGATCGCCTACGCTGGCCGCCGTCAGCTCCACGACCACCTGGCGGTAATCCACCATTTCCTGGTCGGCCAAGTCGAGCAGGAGGGTGTCCCAGGTGCCCGCACCCGCAGACACGTCATTGGCGAGGCTCCCCCCGATGGTGGGGGCGGTCGTCGCCGCCCCGATCTTGTGGTCGATCTCGTACAGGTTTGCGACCAGCGTGGCCGCCCCATCGTTGCGGACCTTGACCCGTACCGCCATGAGCTTTGCGCCGTCCGGGATCGGGATGGGGAACTGAAGAGCACCGCCGGCCGTGATGCATGTCCAGCCGTACTCGGGCTGGACGCTGTCGAAGCTCCACTCCAGCACGCCAGCCGGGGCCTTGGGCAGGCCGGTGGAGATCGGAACGATGCGCACTCGGTGCAGGTCCACGATGCGGTTTTGGATTGCGTTCAGGTCGCTGCTGAAGATCTGCGAGAGCGCCCCGTAGGTTCGGATGATGGCATCAATCGGCCAGGCCATGGTAGCTCCTCACGCCCCCAGGATATCACGTTCGGTCAGCGAGAAGGGGTCGTCGCAGCGGAAGCAGTCGCTCTCGCCGACGATGATGAGCGAGTGACCCCACTTCACCCGGTCGCAGATGCGCTGTGCCCCGGCCAGGTCGTAGGCCCCTCCGTCGTTCGGGTCGCGATGAACGAACGCCCAGAAGATGCGCGCGGGGTCGTCGGCGGGAATCTGGTCGGCGCGGTACTCGTGCAGCTCCACGTTGTTCCGGAGCAGCGAATAGGCGATGCGGATATCCTGCCAGAGCCCGCTCACCGTGTTGCCGCCCGACCGCGACCCGACACCCCACACCCGCGGGCGCCAGGGCAGCTCCACGTTGACCGCCACGTCAGCCAGGGCCCCGAGGCTCGCGCCGGCGCGGAGGTGGTAGAGGCTGCCCGCCCGCACGATGCGGTACCAGCATGGCGGGCCCACCGTCGCGATGCTGCCCAGCGAGGACCAGTTGCCAGAGTCGGCGTCGTAGAGCAGGGCGCGGATCGCGGCGCTGCCCCCGAAGTGCTCCTGCCCCAGGAAGAGCCCGTGTCCGCTGCCGCCCGGGCCGGGGGACAGGAACAGCCCCGTGGCCGTCGCTGCGTTGATGGTGGCCAACTGCAGCTCTGCCTCGAGGGTGAAGCCGTCGTCCCGGTCCACCAGTCGGTTGCTCACGTGAGCATCATCGCCGGGCCACACGAGCGCCGCAGGTGAGCCGCCCTCGGCGACCAACCCGGAGGTACCCTCGGTGACCAGGCCGAGCCCGTGCTGCACGTCGTAGTGGGCTAGCACGTCGAAGGTGCCGGGGTCCCAGAACCCGTAGACCGACTGGAGCAGCTCGGCCAGCATCGCTCGGAGGTTCTTCGGGGTCACCAGGAGCGGCGACCGCGCGGCGCCGGCGGCCAGGCCCTGCCGGTCGGCCACTGCCGTCAGCGCGGTGTCGATCTGGAGCGCCGCCTCCCACTCATCCAGCGTTTCCTCAGCCGTCTGCGGGAAGATCTCCAGCTCGAGCTGCTCGACTGCCGTTTGCCCTGAGAGCAAGACATCCGCATCGCACGAGCAAACGTCGGAATGAAACGTTGCGTCGCCATTGCGATCTGTCTCGCCCGGATAGGCACCAGGTGGGTAGAGGTCGATCAGCATCTTGCGCTGTCGCGTGCTCGGCTGGCGTTCGAGAGTCCTGGTGATTTCGACGTGCAAAAAGTGGATGTCGAGCGAAACGCCCGGCTGGGTCGTGCGACAGAAGAGCTGTACGTAGTCCGGAGATGTCGCCAGGGCCTCCGCGGCCGCGATGGCAGTCCACGTCGCACCGCTGTCCCGGCTGACGTAGCACCGGATTTGTCCAGGAGCCAGCGAATCGCCGTTAACGGTGACGAACGAAACCGATGCGTGGCGGTTGTGGTAGGCCCTGAAGTAGATCGGCGCGAATGCCCCTGGGGCGGTTAGCGCGCCCTCAGTGAACGCGTCAGCAACGGCATTCCACGCGCGGCTCCTGCCGCCATGTGGGCCGCCGGCGGCGACGATGGCACAGCCTGAGAAGTTGCCGTCGTCCTGGTAGAACGCGACCCCATGGTCATCCCAGACACTGCCGCCGCCCACATCGATGGACACCTCGGCGCAGATGAGCCCGTTGAGCCCGCCCTCCTCCGGCCACAGGTCCAGAAGACGCACCCGAGCCGCGACCGGATAGTGGTTCGGCGCGGCCTGCCAGTAGCCATTCGCGGGCGAGACGAGGACGTGACGTTGATAGCCGCCGGCCTCCGACAATGTTCCGTTGTGCGGGTCCTGGGTCCACGCGGGACCAATCGCCCCGCCTCCGAAGAGGTCAGACCAGCTGGAACTCCACGTCATGGCGCCGGCCTCACGGTGATCATCCCGTAGTAGAGCATGTAGGGACCGCCATCTGGATCAAGATCGTCTGCTGGCGTGACATCCGTTGCGGGAATCACGATGACAATCGCGCGCACTCCGAGCACGCCAACGAGCGCCCCGCTGCCGGTGCGCCGCTCGAGCAGCGCGGAGTGGATCTGGCCCAGCCGGCAGGTGTCGTCCCACGCCTGGCCAGGGTCGGCGTAGGCGGGCCGCGCCGGCCCGAGGCTGTCCATGTAGTCCTTCAGGGCCTGGATGGCCAGGGCCGAGACCGGGCCGCCCGGATAGATTGGCATGGGGCTCGCCGGGGCGGTGACCGGGGTTTCGGCGATCGTGGTGGTGTAGGGGCCTGCGTTGTCATAGGCGGTGACGGTGAAGACCTGCCCGGCGCAGACGATGCGCGCCGGCGCGCCGGCATCCACCGCGGCCACGAGGTCGGCGGGTAGCGGGCCCGCCGTCCAGGTGATGACCTGCGCGGCGTAGCTGCTGACGACCCCCGCGCCCGAGACGTCCCAATCGAATTCAAAGCCCGGCCGCACCTCTACCTGGACATCGAGGTCTTGCGAGTAAGCCTGCGGGCTGGTGACCAACCCGGGCTTGGCGTGGACTGGCCGCTGCTCGTCGAAGGCATCCTGCACGAGCTGCACGAGCTCGGCCGAGGGGAAGCGGGCGGCGCCAGTGCCCTGGGCCACCACTGCCACGTCGATGATCCCGACCCCGCGGCGCCCCGTCAAGGCGTAGCTGCTGGGCCCGTAGCAGTAGGCGCCCCCGACCCCGGGGACATCCCGGGCCCACTGCCGATAGTCGGAGAAGCGCCCGCCGGCCGGTGGGTTGCGGAAGGCGTCCTGCACCCGCTCGAGCAGCTCAGCGTCCGTCTCCTGGTCGTAGCCGCCGCTCAGCGTGACCACCAGCGAGGCGGCCGCGTTGATGTTGGCAGGTGGGGTCTCGAATGTCAGCGCATCGCCGCTGACCTTGTTCCCGATGATGCCGGCCGTGATGGCCTCGATGGACACGTCGGCGGTGCCCGCCCCCACCGTGACCGTCTCGGTGACCTGGAACCGCGTTCCGTCGCTGTGGGCCAGGGTGTCCCCGGCCGTGACCGCGGCGCCAGCCAGGGTGCCGGTCACGCGCAGGGCATCGGTCCCGGTGGCCTTGCTCGCCACGATCCGCTGACCGACGCGCAGCTCGGCGTGCCGTTCCAGGTCCTCGGTTGGCGTGTCCTCGGTAGGCCAGATCGACCGCTGCGCCGTGCGGACCTGCCAGTGGAGCCCGTAGACCAGCTCGACCAGGGCGTTGGCCCGGGCCCACTCCGGGCTGCCCTTTGACGTGTCGGTCTGCGGGCGGGCGACCTTGAGGGCGGCCAGGTACTCGGCCAAAACGTCGTCGCGTGTCGGAACCGTGATCATGAAAGCTCCCTCTGAACCAGGATGTCCACCAGCTCGTCCTCGGTCACCTGGATCGCCACCCAGATGTGGATTGCGCCGGTGGTCGGGTCCTGTTCGATGCGCGTCACCTGCGCGCCCAGAATCTCACTGCGGTCGATGAGGAACTGCAGCGCCTCCTGGCAGTCGTCTTGGGCGCTGCGCCGGACGTCGCGGAGCGTCTTGCGCGTGTGGAGCCGCGATCCGTAGTCTGGATCGAACCAGTAGGCGCCCCGCTTCGCCTTGAGCGCCAACAAGCACTTGGTGCGCGGCGTGGTGTCCAGGCGGATGCCGGTGGTGGTCGTCTCGTAGTCGCCCTGGCCGTTGATGTAGAGCGACTCGGTGTCCCGCTCGTTCTGGGCCGTAGTCTCCATCTCAGGTCACCTTCAGCTTCGTGGCCAGGTAGCTGCCCGCCAGGTAGGCGCCGACCAGGCCCGCGGCGCTCGTGAAGGCCGCCGCTGCAGTGGTAGCAGGGGCAGCGGCAGCGTTGCAAGCGCCCTGGCCGGCCGGGGAGATAGCCGCCTCGCTCCCGAGCGCGGTCCAGGCTGTTGCCGCAGCCGTGAAGTAGGCGGACGCCATCACCAGGGCTCCCCAGAGCCCGGTGGCCACCGTGCCCAGCACAACGCGCCAGGCGACATCCCAGGTCGTCCCCTTCAACGCGAAGTCGACGGATGTCCCCGCGGCGCCCGCGTCGATGACGCTCGCCCCGCCTGGCACGAGCCAGACGCTCCCATCGGGGCGCAGCCGGAGCAGCGCCTGGGCGCCGCCCGCGCTCGCCCCGTAGACCACCACCTCGCTCGCGGCGCAGCTCGGCACGTGGGCCCGGTCGTGCTCGGCGCAGATGATGGCGCCCTCCCCGCGCCCGTAGGGGCAGACCAGCAGGACCTCTCCGCTGGTGGGCGGACGGGAACGGAAGCCGAAGTGCTGCCAGCTCTCGACCCCGGCGAAGTCGTCCCCGCCCGGGCCGCTCACCTGGCCCTCGCTGTCGCTGCTCAGCCCGGCCCCGAGCACGCCCCTCCGCACGACAGCCCCGGCCCGGAGCACCGCCCGGTTGACCTCCTTGCGCACAATGTCCAACAGGCCGCTCATGGCATCCAGACTCCGTCGGGGTGCAGCTCGAGCCGCGTCGTGTAGCCGTCCTCGAGCGAGCACCGGAACTGTCGGGCGGTGCAGTAGTAGACCCCGTCGAGGCCAGCGTACTCGTCGAGCAGGCTCACCCGCTGGTCGATCTGAAACAGCGCTGGCGTGGCCCCCTTCACAGCCGGCTCCCCGCAGAACCCCGGGGCGGTGTAGCGGGCCGTGGTCCCCTCGAAGAACCGCCGCTCGACATCATCCTCGGCCTTGTCCTGGGCCTGCTTCAGCGTCTTGGTGTCGCCGTCGGGCACGATGAGGCGGCGGCTGTTGGGCACCTCGTCGTCGTCCACGGTGCGGCTCTGCAGCGCCGAGCTGCCCCATGTCCCCCTGGTGTTGCCGCTCGAGCCGATGACCGTGAGTGACGAGAAGCGGTCCCGCCCGCTCAGGGTGACCTCGGGCTCCCAAACGTTGCTGCGCTGGCCGCCGGCGAGGGTGCAGTGCCGGATCGCGTGGACCACCGCCCCGGTGTAGGTCGGGCGCCCGATGTGCCCGACGCCCTGGGCGTCGAGCCAGAGCAGGGTCTTGTCTTTGCGCGCCAGCCTGGCGAGCACATCCCAGACGCTCTCCCCGCCGTCGACCTTGATGTAGCTGTGCAGGGTCAGGGTCACGAGCGGGTCGACCTGCCAGACGGGCACCCACGCCCCGGCGATCTTCTCGGCCAGGGTGTCGAGCTTCATCTTGCCGTAGCTGCGCGGCTCGGCGCTGCAGTCCACCAGTTGCCCCATCTGGTCGCGCCCCGTGATGACGATGCGCCCGTCGTGGTAGGCAACCTCGTCCACGAAGCCGTCCATCTGCACCTCGCCGTCCACCACCACCTTCGCGCTGTCGCCCGGGTTCACGATCCCCGCCAGCTCCCCGGCGATGTTCGCCGCGGTGAAGCTGAAGGCGTCGGCGGGGGTCAGAAGGTTGCTCTCGATCTCGAAGCTCTCCCAGCCCTCCAGCTCGGAGCCCCCCACCACCAGCCTGACGGCAGGAGCGGTCACGTGCCGAACACCTTGATGGTGGTGCCGGCGGGCACCTGCGACGGGTTGCGGATGCCTGGATTCAGCTCAGCCATCTCGTCCGCGCGCGACTTGTCCCCGTAGAGCTGATGGGCCAGCAGGGCCAGGGGCACCGCCGCAGGGATCGAGCGGGAGCGCATCGGCCACTTGGTGCTGAGGGCGCGCCGGCCGAGCTGCTGCGCCGAGCGGCTGCAGCCGTTGAGCGCCTTGACCAGCGGGTAGCTGTCCACGTCCCCGAGCTGGCGCACCTTCTTCACCGCCTTGTCGAGCTTGCGGATGCAGGTGTTCATCCGCTGCACCACGCTGGCGGCCCGGGCCTGGATGTTGTTCACCAGATCCTGCGCCGCCTCGACGGCATCGTTGACCGCATCGATGCCGCCCTCCACCGCATCCATGAGGTCCTCGGCATCGTCGAGGGCGTCCTCCACGTTGTCGACCCACGTCTCGACGTCGACCCTGTAGGCGTGAATCGTGAGGATGGGGTCGACGTCCCCGCCGGCCTTCGCCTCCTTCACGCTCAGCTCGACCATGCAGCCGTTGCGGAACCCGTCGTTGTGGTCGATGGTCCCGATGGTGATGCGCGCGGTGTACGTGCCGAGGAAGGGGTGCTGGAAGCTCCCCGCCTTGCCGTCGGCCACCAGCCCGATGAGGTTCGACAGGTCGGTCAGGTAGTCAGGCCCGATGAAGACGGCCGTGATCTGGGTGTCGCGCGCCTTGCGCCCCGTGTCCTCGACGTCGGCGCCGTCCACCCCGGGGTACTCGTGCTCGACCCAGCGGCGCTCGAGGTGGTCGCCCAGGCGCTGCACCTGGAGCTCCAGGTTGCGCCACTTGCAGGCGCTCATGTTGAGGGCCCAGACGTCTCGCATGGTCAGCTCCCGGCGCCCGGGCCGCGCCCGGCCGCAACGGTCGGGTCGCTCAACCCGAGGAAGTTGGTGAACTTGAGTATCTGGTTTTTCTCGACGCCCTTGGCGATGCGGCGCAATAGGGATGTCATCTCGGCGCTGCTGAAGCTCACGCCCGTCTCGGCCTGGATGCGCTGGGCGATCACACCCTCGGACAGGGCGGTGCGCTGCCCGCCGGGCCCCTGCAGCGACACCCCGGCCTCCCGCATCTTGAAGTACTTCTCGGCGACGGCTTGCGCGTCTGCCAGCCGCTGCGTCCGCTCACCGCCGGCAAGTTGCGCTCGGGCGATGGCGGCGGCCCCGGACTCGGGCGCCCCGCCGATGTTGAGCGCGATGTGCTCGTTCAGCTCCTTGCCCGTCGCTTCCTTGACGATCTCGTCGATGAAATTCCCCGCGGCAAGCCCGGCGCCGAACGAGGCGCCGACCACGGATGCCTTCTCCATCCCTGTCATGCCCGTGCCAAAGGCTGGCTTGGCGACGGGCGCAGATGCAGGAGCACCGTGCCCGCCAAACCCGAACCCGGCCGCCTGACCGATGTTCGCGCCAGGCATGTTGACGACGTAGACCGCCTGCACGCCCCCGTGCCCGACGGCGCCCGCGAGCCCACCCATGCCTCCGACTCCGCCGCCCATGCCCGGCACGCCCTTGCGCCCCCTGAAGGCCGTTACCCCGGCGCCGATGAGGTGAGGAAGAAGCTTCCACGTGACAGCCGCCCCGCCCGCGATGGCGACGGCCTTGCCCGGGCTCTCGGCCACCTTGCTGACCAGGGCCCCGCCATATTTTTCCAGCGCCGCGTCGAGCGAGGTCATGCTCCGCTCAACCCTTACGGCCTCGGCCGCGATCCCGCTCATGCGGAGCTTGTACTGCTCCTCGACCTTGCCCGCCCCGGCGCCGGCCAGCGCTCCGAGCACGTCGCCCCTGGTCCCGCTGCCCCGCTGAGCGAATGCCTCGAAGTAGGCGCCCACGCCCGCCTGCGACTCGCGACCGAAGATACCCGCCAGCTTCGTGGCGTCGCCGCCAGTCTTCTTGTAGAGCGCCTCCATGATGTCGGTGATGTCGCCCAGGCCCCTTCCACCCGAGCCCTTGACATCGATGCCCATCTTGCGGAGCTTCTTTTGCTTCGTCACCATGTCGGACATCAGAGCGATCAGCGTCGTGCGGCTCTGCTCGGGGTCGCCAGCGAAGCCGCCGCCCACCACCTGCATCGCCGCGCCGATGCGCTTGACGCCGGCTGCCCCCTTGTAGAGCGGGCCCATGGTCGCCCCAACCTTGCTCACGTTGGCGATCACCTTGGACAGCCCCTCCATGCTGACCGTGGCGGCATCGGCCTGGCTGCTCAGGGTCGCCACCACGTCGAGCACGTCCGCGCCCTCCATCCCGCCGGAGAACAGGGCGCTGGCCACGGTGGACAGGTCGGTCATGCTCGAGCTGGTCGCCTTGGATGCGCGGGCGAGTCCGGGCAAGATCGCCATCAGTTCCTTGGTCACGCCGCCGAAGTCCTGCGCCACCATCACGCCCGCGAGCAGCTCGTCTTTGCTGATGCCGGTGGCCTTGCTCAGCTCGATGAGCTGCGCCCCGAGGGCCTTGATCTGCGGGGTCGTCATCATGGCCTTGGCCTGGAGCTTCCCCAGGCCAGTGCTCCAGTCGAGGATGCGCTTGGTTCCCGCCACGAGCCCGCCCCCGACTAGCATCCCCACGAGCCCGGTCAGCTTCGACTGGACCGCACCGAATCCGGCCTGCATTTTCCTCGTAGTCTGCCCCGCCGTGGTGCCCAGACCCGCGATGCCGCGGTTGAGCCGCTTGAAGCCTGCCTCGGCCTGGGCCATCCCGCCGGCCGTGACCCTGATTTGCGCCTCAGTCGGCATCGCCCTCGCCCTCGGTTTCCTCGGCGGCCTGCAGCAGCCCGCGCTCGTGCAGCACCTTGCCCATCTCCTCCTCGTGGCGCTGCAGCACCCACCCGACCTCGTTGAGCCCGAGGCAGTTGCGCGCCGTGTCGACGTTCTGGAAGAGCCGCTGCTTGGGGTCCAGCGTGTCCGGCTGGAGCAACATCCGGAAGACCTGCTGCACCTCCACCTCGCGCTGGAATTCCGGGAAGCAGCTCACTGTATCCATTGGCCAGCCCTTGCCGACGAACCTGGACACGGCCGCGAAGTGCGCCTCCTGGATCTCGCCGCAGCGCAGGAGCAGCAGTCCGAACGGCCCGCCGCTGGGCCACTCCAGCTGGATGATGTCGCGCCCCTGGGGGCGGACATCCTTGAACGTCACTCGTTGGGGTCGCCCTGCAGCCATTGCCTCGTCGGGACCTTTCTCGGGCCGGGGCCGTGCCACTCCACGAACGCCCCGGCCAGCAGCTGCCAGTATGCCACCTGCCCGTCTGTCAGGTCTACCTCGGGCCGCCCGTAGTAGGCCCCCGGCGACCCGGCCCGGTGGGCCGCTGCCCCGTCCTGGATGGTCGCGGGGTCATCGTAGGCGCGCCGGCGCAACCAGTCGGCCAGCCCCCGGGTGTCGTTGCACCGACGCTGCCACCAGCTCCACACGCCGAGCATCGCGTCCAGCTCGGCCTGGTACAGGTCCAGCTCGCACCCCGACGCCGCCGCCAGGATGCGTCCCGGAAGGACCCGCCGCAGCAGGAGCTGGCCGCCCCAGGCCCGCAGCTCCAGGTCGGCATGAAGGGCGAGCAGCTCCAGGCGCCGCCGCGGTAGCGGGGCCAGGTGGATGATGGTGCCGTCGGGGAGTCGGAAGGGGAGGGGCGGGGCGTGTTTGACGAGGGCGGTGTCCACCCGGTCAGCTTACGAGATCTGAAGCCCCCTGCACAGCATCTCGATGGTCCAGGTCACCTTGTCACCGTGGCTCGCCTTCAAGCCGGGCGCCGCCATGACGGCCTTGTCCCACGCCCAGGTCACCCCCCCCTCGAACTGGACCTCGAGCGGGACCTCGTCCTTGTCCACCCAGAGCTGGTGGAAGTCGACGGCATCCTCCGACTTCATCGTGCAGTCGCCGCTGACCGCGTACTCGCGGTTGCCGGACACCACGCCGATGGGCTCGTTGTCGGGCGTCATTGCGGTCACCATCTTGGTCCCGTCGGACATCTTGATGTCGATGTTGTCCATGTAGACCTGGTCGCCGTCGATCTCCAGGTAGGCTCGGTCGATGTTGCTCATGGTCGTTGCTCCTTCTCAGCCCGGGCCTACAGGCTGGATGTGGTGACGTAGGTCTTGCGCATCATGATCTGGTGCGCCGTCTGGGTGGGGTAGAAGGGGAAGGCGCAGTCGAGCCTCGTAGGCGTGGTCCCGTTCACGGCCGCCTGGACCTCGCCCGCGGCCACCGCCGCCTCGACGCCCTGGAGCACGTCCTCCTTGTCGAGTGCCTTGAGGATGCGGCCCAGCTTCGCCTTGGCCCGATCGGGCGTGATGGTCGAGGGCTGCCCCGGCGGCGAGGCGCTCTTCAGCGTCTTACCCTTGTAGACCGACATGCCGTTGATGACGGACAGGTCGGTGTAGTCGCTCTTCTCCGCGATAGTGTGGTCGCGGTAGCTCAGCGGCGTGGTCTGCCGGGTGTGGACCGACCGAACGACCTGCACCCCTCCCGTCGCCCGCATCGGGCGCAGCGGGGTCAGCCCCTCCTCGAGCGCGGTCTCGACCTCACCCGCGCTCGGCCACACGCTCTCATCGTATGGCGCCAGCAGCCCGGGCAGGGTCTCGTCGTCCAGCGACGGCTTGCAGTCGTAGAGCGCCCGGCGTGCCGCGAACACAGCCGCCACCACGTAGACCGGCCGCTCGCTCTTCTCGAGGCAGGCGATTTGCACCCGGTAGCTGTCCAGGGCGTTGCCCAAGGTCTGCTGCGCGCTTGCGTCCCCGGTGCAGGCAGCGACGGCGTAGCCCCACCGCTTCTCCGCGGGGGTGCAGGCCGTCTCGATGTGGGTCTTGAGCACGCCGATGGCCGTGGCATCCTGGCACTCGAGCGCGATCAGGTGGTAGCGGTCCGCCACCATGGCGGCCAGCTGGGTCGCCGGGTCACCCGCCACCGTGCCGCCGGTCAGGAACGCCCCAGTGTCCGCCGATGTCATGCCCGTGCAGGTGATCTGGGTCCGGTAGCTGATGCTGTTCTGCTCGAGCCCGCCGATGCGGGCCGTCAGGGTGATGACCCCCGCGACGGCGCCGGCTGTCAGTGGCAGGTTCGGGTGGGCGTTGATGGCGGCGATGAGCGCAGCGGCCACGACGGTCGGGGTGTCTGCGCTGGCGATGCCCACCGTGAACTTCTCGCCCGCGATCCAGCAGCGCAGCTCGCCGCTCGAGCTGGCGTTGGTCGCCAGGGTGATCGTCCCTGTCGCGACCACGGGTGTGGTCCCCGCCTTGTAGGGCACCGCGTAGATGGTCGCGCGCGGCGCTGCCTTGAGGGCGTACTCGCACATCACCGCGAGGTTCGAGCCCTTGCCGAACAGGGCGATGGCCTTGGCCGTGCTGGTGATGCGCTGCGGGATCTTGACGGCTGAGCCCGTCGGCACCCCGATGCTGCCCGTTGACAGGCACTGCCCCATCAGCAGCAGCACCTTCTTGTCGTTGGGCAGCCCCGCCGAGCCGCTCGTCCAGTCCGTCTCGACCTGGATGTCCGGGGTCAGCTGGTCGATGATCTGATCGAACTCGATGGACATGGTCAGCTCCTTGCGGCCTGCGCCGCTACTTGTCGCTCAGCGGCACGGGCTTGTCGCCCGCCGCAGGGGTTGCTCGCTGTTGCCGAGGCGCCGTCGCCGGCACCACCAGCAGGGCGCCCGAGCGAATCATCCGCTCGACCCAGGTGGTCAGCTCCACCTCTTCGGGCACGTCGGTGAAGTAGTCGGCCGGCGACCGCTGGGCCACTGCGGCCGGCCGGCCCTGGAGGCCCGCCAAGATCTGGTCGTCGGTGTCCACCAGGCGCAGCCGCTTCGGGCCCGGCTTGCGCAGCAGGTGGCCGGGCTTGCACTGTACGCGAATGCTCATGAGGGCTCCTTACAGGTCGGTGACCCCGCCGTCGACGCCCGGCGGCTGCCAGTCGCTGACCGGGGTTTCAGGGGGCGCGCCGGTGAACCACAGGTCAGGGTCATCGTATCCTTCTGTCGGGTCGTGGCAGATGCCTAAGCTCAACAGGTAGTTTGCCGTCGCGTCGTCGTAGATGTCAACCTCACGCTCGCAGGCGAGGGTGACCGAGGCGATCCAGTGCTCGGGGTCGATGCGGTGGGCCTGCCCGAAGCGCACGGTTCGGCAGCAGCAACCGCCCGCGGCGGACAGGGCCCGCAGGCCAAAATAGCGGGTCCAGTCCTGCAGCTGCTCCACCCCGGGCAGCACCGCGAGGTCGGCGTTGCGCTGGCTCGTGTCCTGGCGATTCACCGGAGCGGCCGACAGCGACCCGGAGACGCAGAACAGCTCGAAGACCAGGTCGTCCGTCTCGATCTGCCCGTGCGTGGACGCCATCTTCGAGGTGCCGCCAGAGTAGTAGAGCAGAATGGCAGGCACCCCAGGGTGCAGCGCAGCGGCCAGCGCCTCGGCATCCGTGGAGCGCAGGCGCCCGATGGTCCGCACGCATCCGCTGCCCGCGTCGAGCTGCAGCGCAGACAGCCCCGTCAGGATGGCGCTGGCGAGCTCGGTGGGGGTCTTCCCGAAGTGCGACGTGTCCACGCTACCACTGCTCCGTCAGGCGGCGCTCGATGATGGCGGCGATCTTTAAGTAGTCCTCCTCCTGAATAAGCAGATAAGGCCGGGCCGGAATTGCTGCCGGCCCAGGCGCCATGTCGGCCGTGCCACCGAACTGATGGATAGCTGCGTAGTCCTTGTTCGAGCCGACGGTGACGCCGGTCGCATCGGCCTCGTAGGAGATGTTTTCCTGGAGGTCGCCGCTGTCGGTCAGGATTTTGTTCTCATGCAGGGTCCTCTTGGCCTTGGCCCGCCAGTGGCCCCGCTCCGTGGTGGCTTTGCGGACCCCGCCGACCTTGCGCAGCAGGGTGGAGCGGGCCAGGGGCTGCCACCGCGCGGGGCGCCCCTCCTCGCGGAAGTTGCGCTTCACGCTGTTGCGGACCTCCCACCCGATGTCCTCCCACATGGGGGTCTGGTCGCGGATGGCCCCGAGGGTGGCCTCGATGGCCTGCAGCACCTTGCGGATGTCGACGTGGACCTGCACCGTCAGAAGTCCTCGAGGGTGTCGCTCGTGAAGAGCTGGTCCGGCCCGTCGTAGGTCAGGAGGTCCTTCGTGCTGGTCGCGGGCTCGGGCTCAACGCCCGGGTCGAGCTTGCCCTCGTTGATGCGCTCGAGCTGCCGCACCGCCAGGTTGTGCTCGTCCTTGACGTCCTCGGGCACCCCGAACGCCGCCCGGCGCCGGCGGTAGAGGTACCAGATCGCCAGGGACACCGCGAGGCGCCCGACCATCGGGGGCGTGACGACGAAGGGAACCACGAAGCGGGTTCGGCAGTAGCCGTCCACGTCCCGCCCTGCCTGGGTGATGCAGTGGTTGAGCCGGTCGGTGTTGACCGCGTCCCAGCTCCCGACCGCCTCGTCATCGCAGAGCTGCAGCAGGGTCGTTGCCCCGATGGCCAGCTCCAGATCCTCTTTGCTCGCGTAGGCCATGCTCTAGGGTAGCGCGTTCGGGCAGGTCACGTCCAGCAGGTGCGGGGCGGGTCGAGCGGAGAGCGGCAGCCTCACGCCAGGTCCTCATCTGTGGCAGCCCGCTGCGCCGCCACGCCCTCGGGGCTCGACTCCGCGCGCCAGATGGTCCACCAGGAATCGCGCGTCGCGTTCCACATCGCGGCAGGAGCCGCCGCCTGGAACGCCGCCGGCGTGTAAGGCCCGAGCAGGTGCCAGCGCCCCTGCGCGGTCGGCTGGCGAGCTGCAGCCCACGCCGCGAGGCGGTCACGGAAGGCGCGCACGTAGCTCGGCGGCATGTCGTCGTACGGCTGCACGATCCACAGGTGCCAGAGCTGCCCCGTGCCCGAGGAGGGGCGCGCGGGGACAGCCCACGCCCCCGGGACAGCGCGGTAAGCGAATCGCACAGACACCTCACCCACGGTCACACGCAGGGCCCCGTCGTCGAGGTCGAGCGTGCCGGCGAGCTGGGCGAGGAGGTCGTCTTCGCGGCCTGCGGCGATGGCCAGAATGAGTGCGACGGGGTAGTCCATCTAGAGCCTCGTGAGCGATGCCATGTCGGGCTGGTATCGCCGGTAGACGCGCACCCGGCGGATGAGGGTTGGGCCTGGCGGTTGAGTGTCGAAAAATCGCGAGCACCCGAGCGATACACGATCCAATACACTTGGACTCGTGTATGACAAATCGTCGGTGCCCTCTTTCGACCCGTTCTTGTAGTATTGCAGCAGGTTTGGCCGCCATGTCGTGCCGATCCTTGCAGCGGCGCCGGTACCAAATTCAGAAATGCCGGTAACACTCCCAGTCGATCCGATTGTAACGCGCCCGACATCTCCGGCCGCAACATTCTTCACGAGCATTACTCTGTTTGCTGCCGTGCCGGGATTGCCGTCATTGAGATCCAAGAATCTATACTCCCCCGACACGACAACTCCCATGACGACGTCCATCACAATCGCGCCCTGGTCCGCTGGCCCCGTGATGGTGTACCCGAGATCGTCCTTGAGTCGCTGCGCCGTTGCGCCGCTGGTGCGGATCGCGGACGAGTAGCAGTTGCCTGCCTCGACCTGTGCGTGCGCGAAGTGGATGCTGGGCGTAGCGCCGTCGCCGGCAAACGTCGCATCTCCGTCGGCCGCCGCGGGGTAGACCGTGAAGTTGCGCGCGGCAGCCGTTGCCGTCCAGACCATCACGCACGTCCACCATCCGTTGCGGTTGTCGACGGTGTAGCTCACCGTCGGGGCGCCACCGTAGATGCCACCGAGGGCGCCGGTCGCGAGGTTGTAGTAGCGCCCCTTGTTGCTGATGGGATCGTGGATGGCAACCCATCCCACCACGCCGGCCTTGACCCGCACAAACGCAGCATGGACAGCGGCCGTCGTCGTGCAGGCGAGCAGCCGTGAGTGGCTACCGTCGGTCGTGTCGGCGACCCACCCTTCGGCGGTATCCACGCCCCACGGACCATCTGTTGCTGTCGTCGTGTCTCCAGCGTCGGCCTTGGTCCACGTCCCCTCGCTAACGTGCGAGTAGGCCAGCAGGTTCGTGCGCGAGAGCTCGGAGCGGAACCCGCTGAACGTCGTGCCGTCCGCCAGCCGCCACCGCTCGCAGCGCGGCCAGTGGGGGCCCACGCTGTACATCTCATCGGCGTCCGTCGTGGGGTTGTACTTCTGGAGCGTGGCGACGCTGTTGCGGCTCCAGTTGAGCGGGGCGGCGTCGCGGCCCATGGTGTTGGTCTGCGGTCTACCGCCGGTGAGCGCGCGGAACTCGACCCCGATGTTGGTTGCCTCGGTCGCCTGCACGAACGTGCCGGTCCACATGGCCAGCAGCGCGAGCTGTCCGTCGAACACGGTAGCGCCGGCCGAGTTCGCGAAGACGGTGAACGCGGTTGCGCTGTCCAGCGTC